CCAACTCATTACATTGTAATTATTATTCAAATATTGTTGGACCGTTTAATGATTGTAATAATATTGGCGCACAAAACGTGGCAGTTAGATTTAACGGTGAATTTAATTGTTTAAATCAAATTACTAATACACCTATACCAACAGGTTATTTAGCGGACACTTTCCAAATACTTTGTCAAAAAGTAACAGGTGATACTAGACCAGTATCGTCTGAATGGAGATTGATTGATTTTAGTACTGAATTAACATCAACAAATGTTAACGGATATATTACTCAATCAGGTCTTACAGGTAACACATTTGTCATTACTAATGATTTATATAATTCTGCAAGTGGTAACACATATAACTTAAATGATTATATTGATTTACCAACCGGAACAACATCTAATACAACTCTTAATTTTGGTGATGAATATTATTTCTACGGTTCGTTAGAAACTGACATTCAAGCAACAATTTATGAGATGAAATATAAGATAAATCTTGGTCAAGCCGAGTTTCAAGCGTCTTCAAATCCAAGTTGGTCAGCAAACACAAATTCATATATTACTGAAATTGGGCTTTACGATGACGAAATGAATCTTATGATTGTATCAAAGCTACAATCTCCTGTTCTTAGACAGGGTATTCAACAGTTTTTAGTAAAATTTGATTTTTAACCTATGAAAAAAACATTAAAGGAAAGCCCTAAAGTTTTAGGGCTTGATGTTTCTACCAAAACTATTGGATGGGCATTATTTGACATACAAAGTAGAGAATTATTAGAACTAACCCACGTATCACCAACTCCAAAACCAAAGGAAGATAACAAAATAAAAGAATTACTTCTTAAAGGGGAAATCTTTAGAACTAAACTTTTAGAATATAAAGATATGGGGATTACTAAAGTAATCATTGAGGAACCTCTATTAAACTCAAATAACGTCTACACAGTTCAAACATTGTTAAGGTTTAATACTTTGGTCACCAAAGAAATTTACGATGTTTTAGGGGTGGTTCCTGACTTCATATCAACATACAACTCTCGTAAGTTCGCCTTTCCTGAATTAGTCAAGGAAAATGACAAAGGTAAATTTGTATTATTTGGTGGTCTTCCAAAAGACATAGATAAGAAACTAATAATATGGGATTTAATTGCCAAGAAAGAACCACAAATCACTTGGCAATACACAAGAAACAATACCCTCAAAAAAGAAAACTTTGACCAAACAGACGCTTATTGTTGTGTCTTAGGTCATATGAGACAAGAAAATATATGGTAAATAAAAAACCCCCTTAATTGGGGGTTTTTTTATTTACATATGTGACTTAATGATAACGTATTATTTTCTTTACCACAACCAACTTTATACGAATATGAATAATCATTAGTTATTCCATTAATTGTGTCATTTAGAACAACAGGTTCACCTAAACCATTATATGTTTTAATGTCTTGAATTAAAGAATAATTTTCCCCAATAAAATTCATCAGAATAGTAATTGTATCACCCTGACCTACATTATATGATTGAGAATAAGTAGTAATTAAATTATTATCCCAAGAATAAATAACAGTAGTACCATTAACATTATTTAATAAAACCTTACCTTGACCCTCTCCTCTACATTTATTAGAAAATTTAAAATCTAATTTACATTCTTTAACATCCACAAGAGTTAATGATTTAATTGTATCAAGACATTTTTCACAATCATATATCTCACCATCAATACTTGTAAAATAATTAACAGTACCCGAATCATATGTATTAACATACATACCTAAGTATTGGTTTAAAGTTGATGTATTACCAATTAATTCCCAACAAGCTTTATTTTCTTTTCCGTCAGTAAATAATATTGTATCTCCTAATACCATTCCGTTTATCGCCAATACAGATTGAAGAATCACAAGTGACTCTTTGACTCCACCACACTGTCTATAAGCATAATATGTTGTTAATGGTGATGGTGTAGGTGTTGATGTGTTAGTCGGTGTCATTGTCATTGTCATTGTTGGCGTCATTGTCATTGTTGGCGTCATTGTTGGCGTCATTGTTGGCGTTTGTGTTGGACTTAAAGTAATAGTTGGCGTCATTGTTGGCGTTTGAGTCATTGTCGGTGTTGGCGTAACTGACGCATCCGGTGTTGGTGTCACTGTTGGTGTTGGAGTTACTGACGCATCTGGTGTATCTGTCATTGTCGGTGTTGGAGTATTGGTCGGAGTTTGAGTCACGGTTGGTGTGTATGTTGGAGTCATTGTTGGTGTTTGTGTTACTGTTGGTGTTACTGTTGGTGTTACTGTTGGTGTTTGTGTTGGAGACACACTTGGAACTGGTGTACAATGTTCACAAGAAATATCATAATTAATAGTTGTACTAACTATTACCGTTGTGTTATGCAACGATTCCGGGTCACAATTAGTTTTAACATAAATTGTATTATCCGGATAAGTTTCAACATTACCCTCACCAATTTGTGGTGAACTTTCAATTAATGTTCTAACCCAACCATAAAAAATATCATCGGTTGGGTATCCATTTACACCTAAAGTATATCCTGTATAAATCACACTAGACGTGACAAAAGTTCCTGCAGTAACACTAAGAGTAAAAATCGCACTATTTAAAACACAATTTGTAAACCCTGAGGTTAAATCATAAAAACCTTCATTTAACATTTCTCGAGGACCTGTTTTGACAATAACAGGATTTTTACCGAATGTTAAATCACCACTACAAACACTATATGTACCTGAACCATTATAAGTAGTTACACCAGGAATTAGAATTTGTTTTATTTTTGAAAATCCACCTGAATCCACAACTCTAAGTGAGTAAGTACCTGCTGATAAATTATTTACCGTCATTCCGGTTTCACCATTTGACCATATAAATTGGAACGGTGGTTCCCCGTCTAAAACATAAGCCGATATACTACCATCAGAATTTACCGCAAAATCACTACCTAATAAATGAAAATCAACCTGTTTTGACGCACCAATTGTAAATGGTGTTGATTGATAACATTTAGTATTATCAACAACACTTGCAAGATAATTACCTGAGGCTAAATTATTAAACGTATACGAGGTTACCGAAGTTGTTATTAATTGTGAGTTAATACTATATCTATATGGTGGTGTCCCCCCACTAGTAATATATAAAGTAACACTACCATTCTCATTACCACCAGTTGTTCCGGTAGTTGTCGTAGTTAAACCAAATAGGACTTCGTTATTAATCGTATAAGTACCTGAATAAGTACAAGGACCTAAATCAGTAACACTTATTGTATAATTTCCTGAGGATAAATTTTCAAATTTCCAAACATTACTATTTGCACTATTTGTGGTTATATTACCATTTGAATCTGTTAAGGTATATGTATATGGTGGAGTTCCACCTAATACGGTTATTGGCCCTAATATACCTGATAAATCATTACATTTTGAATTTGTAGTATTAACAAAAACACTTGAGATTCCTGCAGGAGTTAATAATGTTGTTGACGATGTTGCTTTACATAACCCCGCGTCTGTCACTTCAACAGTAAAATTACCCGGAGCCAAACTTGTAAAAATAACAGTTCTATCAAACGTAACAATTGATTCACCATTTGATGCTAAATAATAAAACGGGGCGGTTCCGTCTACAACAATTACGGTCACTTCACCATCACTCCCAAAACAACTTGGTTGAGTCACGAACAATGAACCAATCGATACCGGATTCACCAATTCGACTGTCGCACTTTTTAAAACACTACATCCCGAATTATCCGTAACAGTAACATCATATATTCCTTCTGTCAATCCAGTTAATGAATCACCAAAACCCCCATTTGACCATAAATAAGTGTACGGTGGGTTACCTGTTAAACCACTAATAAATATTTTACCTGAATTTGTAGTACAACCCGCATCGTTAACCACAAACAAATCATAATTAATTGTAGTTGAAGTTTTAATTATACAAGTCTCTGACATCCCTGTACATCCCGCACCGTCATCCGCAATAACATAGTATGTTCCTGCACTTAATGACGTAAATTCAGTAACATTTGAATAAGATGACCCCGACTCAATTAACCCAAAAGTATTTTCATATAGAGAGAATGTTGCATTTCCGTAAGAATATGTTGTAGAGGCAGTTATTGACCCATTATTTAATCCACATAAAGTATCAGTATGACTATCTATCGAAGTACAAGTACCACTAGAAATTAAAACATTTACAGGTAACACAGTATTTGGAGAACAACTATCTATTATATTAAATGTATAGGTACCAGCACTTAAGAATAGTTTTTCATAAGTATAAACATCAACACCCAGTGGTATTACATCAGTAATTGGGGTTATCCATTGTATAGTAAACGGTGGAGATGTTGTACCTGTTATTACATCTATAGTAAATCCCCCCGAAAAAGAGTTAGTACAATCACCTGTTATACTAATATTATATGTTATTTCACAAGCCATTTTATTATGAGCAACTAATTGTAAAGTTTATTCCTACATCTATTTTTATATTCCATCCTAAGTCTTTATCCGCACAGTTTGTGTTAAATATTGTTACGGTCGTATAAGTCTCGTTAAAATAATAATCAAGCCCCATTGTGAGTAAACCATTTAAAGAGTATCTTAACGATGTAACCCATTTTTCGTTAGTTGGTGCACTATAAATTTGATTAACCGCAGAACCACTAAAGAACCAATCATTTATTATTAATGTGTCATTAAACGTAACATTAACATACCATTGGGATATCACACTACTACTTTCACAATCAACCAATTCATTATCTACTGTATAAGAATTAATAACAGAATTTAAAACACCATTAAAATTAGATACCCTACCACCAAACGGGTAAACGTTACATTCTTTTAACTGACGGGGACAATCGGTATTATATATTGTGGTAGTTAATTCACAAGGTCTACAAGGAACCGGTACAAATTGACATCCTCTTTGTCTTCTCCAAACAAATTTTTGTCTGTGGAAAATTGAATTTTCTAATTTAACCCCCGTATTCCAAATAGTACTTGCAGGTATCATTTGTTCTACCAAACGAATCCAATAATCACCCAAACCATCAACATATTGTGTCATAGTTTCATATGTGAAGTTATCGTTAGCAATACCCGCAATATTTTCAGACTCTAAGTATCTCCAATAGATTGATTGTAATGTTGGATAACCACTCGTACCACCATCTGTCGCAAATTGTCTATTTCTAACATTAATAGTATTTTTCCAAAATGTTTGAGCAAACTCAAAGAATGATTTATTCTTTGGTTGCGGATTAATAACCGTCCAATCAATATCACCTTTACTAGGATAAATCGACACCGGATTAGGGTCACAATGAGTTGGTGGAACATAATTTAAACCTTCATTAGGTATTGGGTAATTAAATTGGTTTGACATATACCAAACATCGTATAATAACCCCTGACCCGGATTCAAAAACAAGTCAATGTTTTTAACGTTAATTACTAAATTATCATTATCCGTATTATAAAATGAATCAAGTCCACCATCAAAATTAGACCTAAGACCTACTTCTGTATCAACCCAACTTTTATTATTATCAACTACCGGTTTTAAATTAAACCCTAATGTAGTGTAAGGTAATTGTCTATAAACGTTTAAGAAATCTTGACCATAACTAAATGGTGTTAATTTAGTTTGATAGTTAGGATTAGACCCTGTAAACACACTAGTTGTTAAATCAACTTGTTCTAGCGACCTATGTTTAGGTGTTGACTCAAACCAACCACTACCCATTTGAAAAAAATAAGAGTCCGTATTAACGGGTGATTTTGGATAACCTAAGTTATCTATAGGGTAATCATCAAGACTTACATTTGAATCTGTTAATTGGGATGTTGTTGTGAAACCACTATATTCAATGTTTTGAATTCTAAAAGTGTATGATGGGTCTACAACAGGGATACTCTTTGAGTATGTGCCTCCTGAGATGTTCGCAAATTGAGTATTGAACTCATTTATATTAATTTTTTGGTCAGCTAAATAAACATACTCATTAAACTCAACTAAAGCATCCGGAGCACCAATCATTCTCATTAACGTTTCAATTGATTTTCTAGTACCTTTTGACTTGAATAAGTAAGCGGAATTAAGAATTAAATTATTATAATAATTGTAATTTAACTCATCCGGAGTCTGAGATTGAGCAACCCCAGTAAATGACGAAGTATCACTATTTTTTTGTCCAAAAACAGAGTCTAAAAAACTATCATTTGATATTGGAGTAATGTTTGTTGCCCACCCTAATGTTTGAGCTAGATTTTTTAATAATTGAGATGGAATATCATTCCCTGAATTATAATTCACAGAATTCATATAAGCCAAAGCGTTTATGAATTTTTTAGTTTCATCAAAACTTCTACCATATATTTGTAACACTTTTTGAATCTTTTGGTCTGTAGTGTCAAATTCTCTAAACGAATCTGTAGTCAAAAATCTCGACACTAAATTTGTTTGGTAACCATCAAAAGACGCACTAATATCGTTTAATGTAGTCAAATAAACCGTAAACGCATTAGTTAAAATATCTAAATTCCAATTACCATATAAAGGCCAAGTAACATTTTCATTGTTAATATAATAGGCCCCGTCATCCGTTTCCATTGGAACTTGGAAAGTTGCTGTATATATTGGTGATATATTTCTATTCAATAAAAATCGTTGAACTTCGTCAAATTTAACACTAAACACCGCATTAACTTCGTGGTCATTTGGTCTAATAACTATATCATCAGTTGTACTTGTATTACCGGAAAATGGATTACCCGTCACATAAATCGTAAGAGTACCTGAAGATGTTGTATTTGTCGGAACAATCTGTACCACATTATATCCCATACCATTATAATATAACGAATACTTAGCGTATTGTGTCGTCATATTACGTAACTCGGAAACTTGTATTTCTCTCAACTGTAGATTTCTAGTTGCATTAACTGAAAAATCAATATCAAATGGGTTTCTAATTCTATCAACAACTAAATCAAAACTAGTTTCCATTGTAATTGGATTATAAACTATATTAGTTGCTGTATCACCCGTAGTATAATTTTCAGACATAAATGTCATTTCTAAAGCCGCGGGGAAATTACTAATAATAGTTTCAACCGATGTTGAAATCCTTTTAACCATTGACCCATATGTAGTAAAATTAGTAACTTGAGTTAAGTCAAAATTAGGATAAACTTTAAAATTATTTTCAAAAATAGCCCTTGATTGGTCAACACTTGAAAGCCCTAATCCCTCTAAATTTACAGGACTTGAAAATGTTCCTGTTGTAAAAGTTCTATTAACCTTTTCATTTAAGGCGGTGGTAAACTCAAAATTACCTTGCGTTAACCCTCCCCCAGCAACTAATTGGAACCCAACTAAGTTATCTGAGAAAGTACCCGCACCTGTTGCCGGTTGTGGTGGACAAGTAAAATTTTGATTTGCCATTATTGTGTTATATTTGTAAAGTTTTTACTAAAATCAATATTATTTCCTCTATCTTGTCTAACTTCATATAATAAACTATTAAATTGGTCTCTAATTTCGTATAAGTTGTATTGTTTGTAAATATTATTACTTGTATCGTATAGAGTATAGATACCATCATCAATTGATTTAGTTTGATTACCATAAAGAGCAATTGCTAATGTCGAAATATCGTGTTCAGCAATTTCAATATCTAAACTTATTGGATTAAAGAAAGTATTTGTAATTATAATATTTTGATTTGGCTGTCCAATATAAGGAGTCGCGTTTGGATTATTTGTTGGCGCCGAAGATGGTGATACAGTACAAAACAATAAATTAGTATTGTTGTTAGTATAACGATATCTAATCGCCTTTTGTGATGAGTTTGTTAAATTTTGAACTACAGGTTCACAAAAGAATGATGATGTAATTATTCTAAAAAAATTAGGTATTTTTGTACCGTCTGAATTTAAATATTCAATTCTGAATCCAACTAAACCTTGACTAACAAATTTGTTTCTATAGTTTGATGGAACCGAATTTAAATCAATCACTAAACCTTTAACATTAGGTAATGAAGATAACACCCCACAATCCAATATAGTGGTTCTAATTTGAGCCGGTCTAAGAAATAAGGTATATATACCAATTTTATTAAATTGTTCCGCAGGCAGTCTTAAATTGTATAATCCCCCTAAAATCTCAATATTAGAGTTAACCCCTGTCGTATCATTATTGTAGTAAGGTGTTAATACAGATAACGCATCCAATTTTGTTAACACAAAGTTGTTTGTTTCATCTCTTGTTGGAGTATAATTCAATATTATCTCCACATCTTCCGGACTTACGTCTGCCGGTCTTATCGTTCCATAGGTTCCTGTTGCCATCTTATGTTGTCGCGTTAATTATGTTAAAAAATTTATATCCGTACTTTTCTAAACTACCGATACTGTTAACCTCACCAAGTCTTTCAATACTCTCTAAGGCTGAGTTCTTCCCTCGTTCTATAAATACATTGCTTTGCACTTCTGCTTCATCAATTATTCCTAATAATAGCTCATTTTTCACAATTGGTTGACAAATTACTGTATCAGTAGTCAAACCTGATGATTCAACTATGAAAAGTGTCGTACCATTATTATAATCATAGTAGGTAATATCATTAATTGTATAGGCTGTATATAACCCATCTTCAAACACACCTAAATATCTACCAACAAATCCAGTGTTTCCGGTTATATCGTATGTAGTTACCGAATAAGGTGTAGGACCATATTGTTTTAAATCCGTTAATGATGATGTAGTATACCCTGTAATTAAAAATGGTACTGTTGTAAATTGAGTAATATCTTGAGTTGTTGAATCACAATTATTATCACCACTAAAAATATATTTATAAGGAACTAATATATTTTGCCAATTACCACCCATAGGTGTAAAAAAAGCCTCACCGTTTGGGTTATCAATAGTTGTTCCGGTAAACGGAAGATTAATTGTTTTAGTTATAGTATTTGTTCCCCAAGGACTCAAACCTGTCAATTTAATTTGAGTTTCACCCGTTGCCGTATAATCGTGATGTATTTGAGCGGTCGATGTTATAGGTTCTGGTAATGAACCGTCCCCCCAATCAACAGTATATGTTGAAAACTGTAAGTATTTCTTAAATTCAACATCCGATGTATTATAAAAATAAACTCTTTGGGATTCTAAAGTTGTTGCGGAAAATAAAAAATTTAACATAGTGTCTTTTTGTACAACCATACCGTCAAACACTGAATAATACCCAATATCAACCGTGTTTTCTGTAAGTAGAATTGGTACTGTTAAACCGGTTAATAATGAAGTTCCCCCTGTACCTCCTGATAATACTTCTGTCATTGCGGAATACGCATATGTTGAACCTGTTACAATTATTTCAATCATTTTTGATTGAAGGACACAACATTCCTTAGAATATGATGTTCCCGTAATAGTGGTACCATTATAATTAACTTTGAATACGTCCCCACTAATTACACCAGGTGAAATCTTTATACTATAATTTTTATCTATCATAATTAAGGATTAATATATTCATACCATTTTATTGAACTTACGTCACCAACTCTATTACCACTAATATTATCAAATATTTTATAAGTGTAATCGGTATAATCCAACACAACTTTATAATAGAAAAAGTTTTCCGGTTTAAATTGAAATAATGACGGAACTAACGGTAATACTTGAGGTGTTGTCATCATTTTAACAAAAATCCCTAATCTAGCATCAAAAAACTTAGCAGTCATATAAAAAGTTTCCGTAGTATTTGTTGGGTTAGGATTAATGTTTAAAAAATTCTTTTTCCTTAACCAATACAAGAAGAACCCTTCCTTATCACCAACATAATCTAATTTAAATGACGGTGTTTTAATATTGACCGGTGGCATCAAAGAAGATGTTATTCCGGTAACGGAATAACCTTGTTGAACCGGTATAATTACTGTAAAATAATTAGTTTGTGTTGTTGCATCTTTAGTATCATAAAAATCCAATTTAAAAAATGATTTTGTAAAAGGTTGTGTATAATAATATAAGTCATAAGTTGTAAATCCTTCCGGAATATAACTAGTTTTCCAATCAGTTGGAACTGCTGTTGTTATATCTAAAGATGGGTTTGGTGGAACTGTTGGTTGTAAATCACCATTATCATCAGGTAGTAACACACTAAAAAAATGGAAATCATAATTGACATCAGTTCTTGAACCATTAGGATGCGATGCGTGAGCAAATCTTAATATCTCAAAATCATCAGCAACTCCTGTAACTCGTTCAACCGCAGTTTTTTGATATTCATCCACAGCATCTGTTCTACCCAAAAAATCCCATTTGATTTCTACAGGTAGATTAATATATTTGTCGTCACCTTTTGGTAGTGTAAATTTAAATTTATTATTCACATTCATCGTTTTTAGGTTCTGCAGCACCATAAAGTGTTGCGTAATAGTTCATATCGTTCTCTCTATAATTAGTTCCTTCCGGTATTATTCTAAAAATAAAATTACCATAAGGATAATGTGTACCATTTAAAAATGGATAATCAACACCATTACCTTCAGCATCTTTAAACCCATATTCATATATGTCTCTCCATATAAATGAATTATATGTTGTTGAAAAATATGAATAGTCCGGAATATCCACAGTATTTCTTATATCACCCGTTTCAATATAATCAGAAAAAACTCTAAGGGTAAGTTTCCTATGTGGTTGATAATAATAACCATATCTACCCACATTAAGATTATTTGTAGGTCTTGTAGGTACAGTAAACACACTATCATTGTATGTTATTTTATGATAATTTTCACTTAACAATCTTTCTTTTTGTTCAAAATTATTCCACTCATAAAAACCTCCATCAATTGTGTCACCACTTTTAAGCGACCTAACATAATTAAACTGAATTGTACCCGGATTACTAGTATTGTAATTAGGGCCTGTGTAATTATCTATCGTAGCCCCTACAAAATTAGATAATGTTGTTTGCCACCAAGGATTTGGTGATAATGAATTTCTCAACGGTAAGTTAAACTCAAAACCTTGTTTTAATTTAACATTATCATTGAACATTAACCCAAAATAACCTTTCCATACTGTTGTAACATATAGTTCATTAATTGGTCTTTTATGATTATCTCTTAAATCACTAACGTCAATATCTTTATTAAACGACAATGAATAAGATTTTGCACCTTCTTTATATGAAACTCGACTAATTTTATTTGGTGTATATGCAGAACTTTCAAATTTTCTTTTGTCGCCAAATATGTTTTGTTCAAACCCCGCATTAGTTAAAGCAGCGTCGCCAACATTTGTTATTATTTTATGTCTAACAACATAATATTCTGACATTGTATCATCAGCGTTTTCATTATTTATAATTCTTATAAAATTACCATAATCATCTTGAGAAAATGGATTAGAAACGTAACCAATATTGTAAATATTAAAAACATATTCGTCGTATCCCGGTAATCCATTACCTAAAGAATAAACTTGAAATGTTTCTTCGAAACCGGTTGCTCTAAGTTTAATCTTAACATATTCCCCAACCGATAATCCGTGTTTAATTGGACATCTAAACTCAATAATACGATTACCATTCATCATTAAATCATTTCCCGGTACAATACTATTACTATTACTGTCGTCAACCCTAACTATAAATGGAATGCCTTCAAAAGCTCTAAATTGATTAAATGTCGGAGGACTTGTTGTTTCGTCAAAATATTGTAATAGTTTACCCGGTACATTTAAATAAGGATAACTAATAAAATGATTCCAATTATAGGTTGAAGCACTTTTACTCACAAAATTAATATGAACCATACCGTTACTATCAGGTGTTGTATATCCGGAAATATTATAATCATTTCTTATAAAATCAAATTCATTATACTGAGGGTAACCATTCCAATCAATAGCATCCGGATTTTGTTTACATTGGTCAATAGTATTTTGAGTTTCATTGGTATAATACAAATTATTTTCTAACGGTGTATATGGACAACTACCTGAATACGCATTGTCAAATATTAACGCAAATTTACATACCGGTCTGAAAATTGTGGATTTTTCTCGTTCATCTTTAAACAATTGAGCTAAATTAATATCAATACTTCTATCGAATTCCTGTAAAGTTTTCGCAGTTTGAACTAATGGTGTCGGTATCGATAAATTAGTATTCGTTGCGGTTTTATAACGCAACGAACCTAACACTATTCTTATTTCATCTCTATTACCCATTTTATATTGTTGTTATTTCAGTATTTACCCATTTACTTCTAAATCTATCATAAGCGGTTTTACCTCGTTTTAATCCAAAATAAAAATGGAAAGGTGCACCAACAGTTACCATTTGAGAGTCAGGGTTATTACGCGTCCAATTTGAAACACCAGCACTTAAGTCACCCGCACCGTCCACCGCGTAAATGTATCCTTTATCATCAATAACCGATATTCCATTATTCCTAAAATATCTTGAATTAACATCTAATCTATCTAATGATTGATATTTTGACTTATATATTGTATCATAATTCCAATTATTCCCTTCATTACCAAAAATACTTCCAGCGGTTTTAATTTCCCATTGAGATAATGGTACAACTTGAGAATATACCGGAAAATTACTAAAAGCACAGGATTGATTATTAATTGATGCCGTTGGGTCAATTATTGTTCTTTTAGGTGTTACATAATCTCTAAATTGTGTATCCGATGAATAAAAAATACCTAAATAACCTCCATTACATTCAAAATATATAGGGTTCTGTTTTGATGGGTCAGAATTATTAGGGTAATTTGATGACTGAAATGCCGCAACACCTAGTTCAGAATTAATTGAGATTAATTGAGCATAATCCGCATCAATTTTTAAATTTCCTCTTGGGTCGTCTTCTTGTTGGAAATAAGCTAAAATGTTTGCTCCGGCAAGTAAATTTTGTATAAACCCATTATCTAAAAATCTACTCACTATAAATAAATTAAGTATTTCATCAACGTGTGAAAAAGTAGAAGAATTTAATTTATTTGCAATATATCCATCATATTCATCAGACATTACAATTTCTTGTAAAAAATAACTTCTTGGACCTAAATCAATCATAGTGGTAGGGTATTTAATATCACCACTGAAATCATCTCCGTCATATGGTGCACATTTGTAATAAAATGATTTAGTCGCAATATGATAAACAACAGGAAAAGATGGTTGAAGGCAGTATCCGTTTATCGGTGCGTTTGGAGGATTAGATGTTGGGGACGTATAACCAACAATATCATTTTTAAATGGCATAACATATAAATTACCATTAACCCAATTATTATTAAACGTGTGTGAAAAAACATTTCTACAAGCACCTAACATAACCATATTTCTTGAAATCCATTCGGCCATCAACTCCCAATCTCTAACTAAAGATAAAAACATTCTTGTTATAAAAATATAACATCCTTTATTAAATATTCGTTTACCAGCAGAATATTGTCTTCCATAATCAATCTTAATTGTTGAATTAACTGTTCCTGGTGGGGTATAACAACCGTAACACTCTAAATTAACTGACCCCCCACAAGTAAATGTGTTAAATAAACCATTAATTTGTGTTTGATTGTCATTTAAACTAATTGAATTACCTCCACCAATCACCGAAGATGAACCTGCCGAAGAATAAATCCCAACAGTACCTTTTTCAGGAATTAAATAAACCTGTAAATTTGCGTTCTTTTGTAATACCCAAGAATTACAACAAAACTCTTGAGTTACTGTTGATGTTGGTAATCTATCTCCTCTCATTACTAGTTGTTTACCTGAGACTCCTTTACTAAAATTTAAAGTATTTCCGGTAGAATTATATGTTGGAGACCAATAATACGGTATTAACGTGTCTACCGGGTCTGCAGGTGTGTTCCATCGATATTCCCATCTAAGACAACCAATAATTCTTCTTGTACATTCCCAATAACCTGTTAACCTTTCATAATTACCACTTAAATTCATAATTGCCGAACCTTCAACAATTTCATTAGGAACATAACCCTCATTGTTACCGTTTATATTATATAAAAGACTGGAATTAATCACCAAATAAGGTGGTTGCCAAGTACCTCCGGGGCTTGATGCTGGTAACATTCTTGGAACCCTAGTAAACCAATTACTACCACCTAAAACAGAAAACCCTCTATTTGGAACGGGTTTTCCCGCAGTTGTAATTGATGGATTTACTGACCCCTGATTACTACATTGTAAAGTAAAACTATTTGATTTATTATCTAATTTTGAATAATAACTAACTAAATTGGAGTTAAACGCACTATATCCCGCGGCCAAATGTGTTAAAGTATCTGCGGTAAGCATAAATTCATTATACTGTACTGTCATTCCTGACACATCAACCTGTTGAGGTGTAAATGAGAATGAATCGAAATATAATTTTTGGCCGGTATTAGAGTACGAATCCGTTTCAACATTACTACCAGCTGTAACTCCATTAACTGTTGTTTGCAGATAGTCACCACTAGAGTGACTTATGTTTAAAAATTTACCCTGTATAGGTATGTTCATTCTACATTTAGTTGTAATTTTCCTATCACCTTCGTTAGTAAAACCAAATAATTTACCTAAACCATATTCTATTTCTATTTTATCAGTATATGGGTCAACACCTCTATTTAAAATAATAACACCCATTAAATCCCGATTTTTAATTGAATCGGCAGCCTTTAAAACCATTGGAGTTGGTATAGATAAACCAGTCTCAGCATTAAAACGTTGCATAGACCACATTGTAGTTTTATTACTTATATAACGGTTATTTAATGATGTATAACCTAACCCACTAGTCGTTGATGGATTACACATCCCTGTAAATGTACTGTAAGTCATACCCGTAATAACTTGAAAGTATTCAACATCTGTTGGGAATCTATAAATGTAATTATATTTAGTATTACCCGTTAAAAAAACATTATATGTTGGTCCGGGAACATTTCCACTTGTACCATTTGGATTAGCGTAAGGAACAGTTACTGTTGTCAATCCTGTAACTGTTATACCAGTAATTGCATAATTACCCGCCTTATTAATCAAAGGACTATTTAAATTTGGGTCTTTACTATATGATGGATTTTGGAACGCAATCATTTGACCTGAAACGTATTTTTTAAGTGTTGACTTATCACAAAGAATTACAACTGTATTGTCGTAATGTATTTGATTTGTCCCCGGATTTCTTGTTGGGTCATATTTAACACTAATCCTATTAACACCTCCACCAGGATTACTTGGACCTCCATCAAAATATTTTGCTTTAACATTAAATAAATTTATTCTATCCGCAATTGGTAATGCGGTTGTTGTCCAAGTATATTTTTCAGTCCCATTATTTAATGAATATGGTGATGGGACACCATACCCCGGATTAGCCGTTTGTCCATCAAATTGTTTACCAGCAAATTGAGTTGCAACCATTGACCTAATTCCTGAACCTTTTAAATCATAAGGTCCTAAAGGGAGTGCCAAACCTGTTGTATAAATAAAATTAGTTGATGTATTTCCTGTTTTTGGAACTTTATAACCACCCACCGATGATAACTGTACTACAGGTTTACCTAAACTGAGTGGTGATGAAGAAAGAGCGTCACCGACAATATAAGTACAAGGAACTAAATCCTCATTGCCGGTCTCTAAATCACCTAAACCATTATCCTCATCCGGGTTTTCATCAATACCTTGACCTTGATTACAAGAACACATACTACAATCAGGGTATGTTAATATTGGTACCTGAATACCAACTAAATTCATTTTCCATAACTGAATTAAAATATAAATTAAAAGAGCGACAATTATTAAATATAATACTCCCATTGCAAAAATACCCGCACTAAATGTTGCCCCAAAACCTACAGCAAACGCACCAACAAAGTTATTAACCGACGCTATCCCATAATAAATAATTAAATAAGGTATATAAGCAACTCTTAATATCCATATCACAAAATAAAGTAAATGTAAGAGAAGTATTAACGCAAAAAATATTGGTGTTAAAATTATACTTAAAAATGAAAATAAAACATAAAAGAAATCAAATCTAAAATACCCATCATTTGTTGGATACCTATTATTCTCACTTTCACACGCCTCATCCAATATGTTTTTAATTCCTGTAAATTGTTGATAACCACCTCTACGATGTTCCCCAATAAATTGAGATACAGTATAAACTTTATTATATTGCATAAGATAAAATTTATCTTTACAGTCTATCGCCTCTTGTAACATTGTATCATCACTCAAATCCCAATAATCATCCCAATCAAGACTAAACGCGTATGATTTTTGAACGTCAGTCCATTCTTTAATATTTGGAACCAAATAATAAGCTCTTTTAGTTTGAGCGGAAGCTGATGGAGATTGAGCCCATTTAACTTTAAACCTATATTTACCTTTTGTTGGTATACCTTTATTTGGGTCAGGAGATAATACTTGTTCCCCAAATTCATTAGTTATATAATAATCTAAATTCATAGGAACATCCACTAACCAAGTACCGTCAGTATCTATAATTGTACCACCCCCTTCTAAACCATACGATTCAAGTATTGGTCTTCCAAGACTATCTTGTTGAATAGTTTGTCTAATCGCCAATATTTCACCAGGTCCTGTAATTAAATTACATAAATAACCTGAATCTCTAGTTGGTTTACAATTTCGCCTAATCGAATTACTGTCAGAATCAGAAACCATTGACCCCATAAAAATAGCGGTAGGTCGTATATCAATATTGGACTCACCTGTTAAATCAAAATCTGTTCTAGTTATACCTAAATTACATATTTCAGGTTGTCCCCATAATGGTTCTATTTCTATAGTTCTTTTAAAACTAACAATCTGAGGTAATTCACCTAAATTAGTTGAAGACCTAAACTTAGTTCCATCAACTTGATTTTCGGTCGCTCGACCCATTCTAATTAAATCTTGAGGAGATAATGAGAACTCACCAATATCGGATAAATCAACATCAACAACAATAGTGTGAGAACCTACAGGAACCCCAAATATCATATAGTCACCACTTTGATTGGTCACCGCGTTATATTTGTAGTATTTGTCATAAATTTCACCAAGAACAGGGCTTAATAATACATCTTGACGAGTAAAAAAAGTACCGGTTGGTATGTGAGCACTATAAGATGGTTTGTAAGGTAACAGATTATATCTATATCCATCATCATTAACATCATACAAATTACTGTATGGATATATATTAGACACTACAGGGTCATCTTTATCAATAGAATCTAATGGTATGAATATTGAAACTTTAGCATTTGGAAGACCAAAACCATTGTTTACACTGACTCTACCAACAACAACACCATAATCGGCACATTGTCGTGTGTAGATATCACTTTGCAGGATTTTTAAGGATAGAATTTCTAAATATTCGAACTCTTGGTCAATTAATACCTTTAATGAGGTATCTACACCGACTTGGGTTCTTATTCTATAAGAATTTGACATATATTATCTTTTTTAATAAATAGTTTATACACTATTTTTAAAAGATAATTCATTATTATTTAAAATAAATTATTATGAGAAATTAACTGTTTTAAGATTTTTAACTCTAATATTAATATCTTTGTTAGAATATCTGATTTGATAGCTTTGTGTAGGTTCCGCATAAATTGTTTCGTCAATCAATTCAATTTGTCTTGTTGTTGGGTCTGAATATCTTTGAGATGTTTGAGATGATGAATATTGTCCACCAACATTATTAAAAAATTGTACATCTGAAATTGTAATAACCCCATTTTCATTTTGTAATAATCTTTTTAAATCAGATACGTTAACATTTTGACCCATTTGTCTGTTTGACGGACTAAAATAGTCAGAAACTACAGTTATTAACTGAGATATAACAGTACCTTGATTTTGAGAGTTATCCAATACAACGTCAACGTTTACACTTAAATCAATTACATTAGCACTTTGAACTGAAACGTAATCATTAATCATTCTATAATTTGAAAGGTAATTAGCTACATTACTTTTTAACGTATTTGAAACAACTTCAGTTAATGCCCCCGATTCGTCATACGATAACATTTGAATAATAATTTTGTTATTTTGTTCAGTAATTGCAACTTTAGCAGGTGCTCCGTATTGAGACGGCATTGTTCGAATAATTGACTCATAATCATTAACTGTCACCGCTCTATTTTGTGCGGAAAAATTATAAGAAACCATATTCCTTACTTCTTCCGTTGTTGGGAAGTCTGCCCCACCAATTGCCGCAGTAACATTTGAACATCTTAATGAATTAACGACTGTTGTATTAATACTTTCTGACGGTCCATTAACAAAAAAAGAAACTGTACCAACTTGCGTGATTGTATCAACACCTAAGTTACTTCCGGTACCACCACCAACTCTGTATTGAACAAATAGTGTAGTGTTTGCCTTTAGAGTACTACCTAACCCTAAATTATTTGAGTATTTGTTTAGGTTTAACATAAATCCGTTTGCCGCGAATTCTCTTAATTGTTCATCTGCGGATTGATTACCTCCACCGAATGTCATTTTTAAGAACCCTTCAGGCGTAAATTCAGAAATAAACTTATTACTTGTCTGAATATATTTCCCAACTTTAATTCCCGGAGAATCTGATACTTTTGTTGGGTCTTCAACAAAAACTCTATCTTGAGCTAAAGCTTGAACTTCATACCATTTATTATCAGTTCCTAAAAATTCTTGTGATGATGGTACGTTAGTATATTGAGTTCCATCTTTTAATAAAACCCCGGTGATTCCTAATACATTTTTTTCTGGTAAGAATAATTCATAAAAAGGTTTAACATCATTAGGTGTTATAACTTTTTTGAATACTTTAGTCAAACCATTAACAACGGTTTCTCGTTTAGTAATTGTGTAATTAAGTATTCTATTATTTGAATCAAAATTTGGAATTTTCAATCTATTTGGGAACCCATCAGCATTAGTTGGTGAAGCAAAATCAATTTCATAAACCGTTTCAAAAATTTGTCCCGCTCCGTTAAATTGAGAACCTCTTCTTAATACCCCACAATAACTTAAATCTTCTTTATCTCCATAAGCCGGTACTGTAATAGAGAAATCAATTAATGCAACTGACGGTCTCATTCCCGGTATTTTTAATCCATAAGTTTTCGCAATATTATATACTGACGACCTTTGTTGAGCGTATTGTAACACAGTCTCCTGAACACTTCTATCAATATTAAATTGTAAGTTGTCTGTTACCGCAGCATTCAGGTCTAATAAAACCGAAAATACCGATGCGTCATTAAAATTCTGAACAGTTTCAGGATAATAAGTTTTAGTAAAATTTATAAGTTCCGTCCTGATTGATTGGAAATCTCTTGTTGTGTATGAAATCTTTTTATTAGCCATAATATTATATATTAATTATTACAAAATCGCTAGTATTAAAAACATCATCTGTGATGATATAATCAATCCTAACTTTAGCGGTATGTTCTAATTGACCAATACCAGGTACTCTAAAAACTCTATCGTTCTCACCATTAATATAAGACCCTTTATCTTCTTGTCCATCAGACGCCGCAGTTACACTAATATTAGTAAGTTTTAAATTTGGCATATACAAATCAACAGCGTCACGTATTTCAGATTCTATTTGTGAAAATGTAGGTGTATCTAATGGGTCAAAAAGAAATTCATATAATCTTGTCCCAAAATCAGGTAAATAATATCTTGAACCTTTTCTTGTTAGTAAAAGATGTATTAAGTTGTTTCTAATTTCTTTTTCGGTTGTACTAGATAAATCTAAATATTTCCCATCAAAAGAATCTCTGAAAGGAAAAGTTAACCCGTATGTTGTTCCATCTGCCATAACTATAAATATAGTGTCGTCATTATTTTTTATAAATACCCCCAAAATAAAAAATCACGACCTAAGTCGTGATTTATATTCTTATTAAGAACCACATCCGAAACATTCAAATTCCGTATCTGTTGGTTTTTGTGTTAATTCAACCGTTGGTTTATCAATTGATTTTGGTTGACCTACTTTAGATATATCCACAGCCAAGTGTTTTGCTCCGGTCGATATCGCTTTCGTTCTAACATAATAACAAAGAGTTTTTAATCCTTTACCCCAAGAATGGAAGTGTGATGATGAAATTTTTGATAATGTTGGGTTTGACATATAGATATTCATTGATTGTGATTGGTCAATGAATGGTGCTCTGTCTGCCGCCATATCAATAAGTTCTCTTTGAGATATTTCCCAAATTGTTTTGTATTTTGGAATTAAATGTTCAATTCTTT